CGCCTTCTAGCCAATACTCAACCCAGCGCGTTGTCTCGTTTTCATTGTCGATAACGCCTTCTCGCTTCTCCAGCAAAGAGTCGTCCATCTCGCCTTTTGTTGTGTTCACTAGCATCTGTTATCCCAATGTCCTTGCACGAGCGACTAACGCGCCACCAGAGGAAGCAGACCTATCGTCTGCTGTCTTTAACTCCTCAAGACCCGTCTTGTAGAGCGCTGCCCATGTCGTAATTCTCGCATCATCTTGCAGATACGGTGCTGCTTGCATAAGAGAGCCGTAGAGATAAACGTCTGGGGAAGAAGTCAGTAACCAGTTTGTTGTGTTGCTAGTTGATAACTTGCTCAACTTTGCATAGTACGCAAGTTCACCCGTGTAAGAAGTGTCTGGTACTGGCAGAAAGCGAAACTGTCCACCCACCACGCTGAAGTATGCTGGGGTTGTTGCAGTTCTGTAAATGACTGAGAGACTATCCAACGAGTCAATGGTCTCAAACTGCAATGGTGTTGGCGGGTTGGTGTTTAACTTGAACGACTTGGTTTCAAGAAAGTCATCTGGTACGGCTGCGTACTCTGTGTCAATGGTTGCCGTGGAGCGCGACAGCATCTGTCTAGTGCGAAGATTGCGCTCGATCTGGGCTTCCGCAAGGGAAATAAAGTCAGGGATAGCAGAGGTGAGGTCTGTGCGGTTAAGCCAGTCCCCGATAGAGGTCTTCAGTTCAGCATAGGTTGTTAGCGCCATCTTCAGCCTTTTCTGCTTTCTCCAAATCACGCATCACCCAAGTGTGATCGTGCTTGAACTCAAAAGTACCGATATGCCCAATCTCTTTTGACACATCGTGGTCTATGTAGATTTTAAAGCCAGCAGCCTGTGCTTTTCGGCAAAAGAAAATGTCCTCACCGATATAGCCACGCTTGTCGGTACGCCAAGGAGTCTCAAACCAAGGTTCTGTCAGTCTCTCAAAGACTCTACGCTTAATGAGCATCACGCCCATGCCGATAGAGTGGACTTCCTCTAGCCCAGTTGACTCTGGCATCGTGTAGACGAGCTGTCTTTCACCGTTAACCTCGTTCTGGGCAGTCGGTCCTGTGGGCAGTCTGCGTCTTGCACAGTTCGTTGCAACTATGTCCAAGTCGTGCTTCATCAATCTCTCGATCATGTCTTGTGGGAAAGTCATGTCTGAGTCCACAAACAAGACATGGGTGCAACCCTCACGCATTGCGTCTAGGCACAGGTCAGCGCGTTGGTTCTGTATGAGCGTGCCTTGCATGATCTTGAGCGATACAGCATCCATTGTGTTGATGGTGTGAAACGCGACCATGTTGACCATACAGAAGGTGTAGTTTGCGTGAACCATGTCACGCGCTGGGGTGCAGACTGCAATGTAGTTTGGTGTCATACCTGACCTGATCTTGTTCTAAAATACTGGTTATCTGGATTGTTGAGCCATTTTTTCATGTACTCCTGATCGTCCAATTTACCTTCAGCCTTTAGTTGAAAGTAGATCGACATAGGGATGCTGGCGACTCTGCTCCACTCGCCCCAACGAGCACGCTCATCTGTCTGCGCGTACTCTTGTTTATTCTCTTCAATGATCGCAGTCACATCTTGCTGTGTCTGGATCGTTGCCTGTCCAGTCTCATCGTCAAAATGGAAGTAGCGGGTTATTCCCTGCTCTTTATCTGTATTGAATAGTCTCTTTTCGCTCATGTAAAAAATCGTCTGAGTTTCCCCAGACCCTCTCGCTAGTTAGATCAAGATGTGATCAAGTCAGCAGCGATGCCGTGGGCATTCTCTGCCAATACTTTGTGACCCCACTCAACGATCAGCATACGCTTCTCAGCGTCACCAGTCTTTGCCAACTCAACTTGTTGGTAAGGACGCAGGGTTGTGACTTTTGCGTAATCTGGATCGATCACGAAAGCGTCACGCTCACGCTGGAAGCGGTTAGGCACGACTTGCACTTGACCGAAGTCAGACACATAGATGTCGGCTGCACCGATGATGGTTGCAGGACGATCACCACCGTTAATGTTGTAACGAGCTGAAGCGATACCAGAGAAGCCAGACACACGTTGCTTGTTGACTGGACCAGTCATCAAGATTTTTGGTGTACCGCCAGAAGTCCACACTTGTTGAATCACGTTCTTCAAGATGGTTTCTGTAAAGGTACGCACGTTACCGTCTGTACGGGCGCTGGTAGGCACAGTCGTATACGATGGGTTAGCACCGTTGGTCTGCATGTCGTAGTTAGTCTTGATGAAGGCTTGCAACGAAGCAGTACCGCGAGCTGTTGTGGTGTTACCAGCAGCAGCGACAGCGCCATTGAGCATAGTGAACTCTTGGTCACGCTTCAACTCAGCGCTACGCTTGGCAATTTGGTATGCCAATTCAGAGCGACGACCAGCCTTGTTGACTGTCTCTTCAGTAGCAGACAAGACGATAGTCTTACGGCTAATCTGAGCATAGTTTTGCAGACGAACAGTAGCGGTTACAGAATCAAAAGATGTTACATCGTCGCCCTCTAACTGCTTGTTAGCAGCAGCAGAAGCCAATGTGTCAGTCTGCCACTCAAACAATGAGTTGCTGATTGACTCACGACCGATGTTGCTCATGTAAGGAGTCTCTTCGGGAGCGATGTTTGTGATGATGTTGGATAAGTCCTCGCGGATACCCTTGGCATCAAAGGTTGTAAAGGTGTTGGTTACGATTGCCATTTAATGTGCCTCTATTTCAAAAGAAGTTCTATTGCAGATACCGCGTCATTGACGCGACCAGTTTTTGCAAGACGCTGTTTTGCGCGAGTGGCTTCAGTTGTTTGAGAGACGCGACCTGCTGCACTAGGCTTGGCGGGTCTTGGACCGTTATTGACGACAGGCTTGATCTGTCCACGCTTGGACATCATCTGGTCATAGAGCGCTGCCTTACGCAACGCAATGACTGCTCTGTGGTCATAAACATTCTTGAGTTCTTCGTCGCTAAATCCGATCTTCTTACCGAATTCAACGAGTAGAGCCTTTTCAGCCTGTGCCTTCTTTGGGTCTTTCCATTCGGGTACGGCTTGGATTAGGGCTTCTTGCTGTGTGGCAAGGTGAGCTTGAAATTCCTTTGCTCTTTGTTGCTCTGTAAGCTGAGAAAGTCGCGCCTGTTCGGACTGAATGGCTGCGAGTTTTTCTTGCTTATCGCGCAACAGTTCACGCTGTCTCACCCACTCGATAGGGTCTTCGTTATAAAGACGGTCTAAGTCGACTGGTGCTTCAGCGCTCTCAAGTTGCTGTTTTAACGCTCCCAATAACTGAGCGTACTGTTCACGCTCGGCACGAATTGCAGCAGCCTCAGCCTCGACAGCCTTACGGGTCTCAGCGATCTGTTGCGTCTTTCGTGTGTAGTCCTGAGTTCTGGAATAACCTTTTTGAAGTTCGTCTAGCGTGACCTCAATCTCTTTACCGTCAACCTTGACGGTGTAGACCTCGGCTGGCTTTTCCTCTTCTTCGGTTTCTTCCTCTAACTCTGACTGTTCCTCTGTCGTTTCATCATTGGATTCGTCGTCTTGCACTTCCAATTCTTCAACGTCAGAAGCCGCGACCTCTGGAGTTTCCTCTTCGGTCAAACGCGCCTTGTCATCTGTCTGCTGTTCTCCGCTAACTTCGTCAATCGGCAACATCATCTGATCAAGGGCACTAGCTGCATCAGCTACGGTCATAGGTGCTTGGTTTTCCATTACCTATTCCCCCCTACACCAACGACTTTTGTTCACGCTCAATCTGGCGCTGTGCGACTTTTCCGTTGTCCATGATCTTGCTGATCTCGGTTCGGAAGTTGTCAATCGCACGCAACAAGTGCCAAGCGTGTTCTCTCTTCACGGTGTCCTCTGGCTTCGTGTCCTTCCAAAGCCACACGGCATCGTTCTCCATCTTCAGTAGGGCAGTTGAAAAAGCCTCGTCAGCGATAAGTGACTCAGCCTTCTTGCCTTTTCTTACATCTTCTTCTAATTTGCTCACGTTTTAGACCATTCCTTGTGGGTTGATGGGTTGCGTTGGTATTGGCTGGGCTTGCGCCATCGCCTGTTGTACCAATGCACTTTGCTCTCTTACAACCTCGCGGTTGACATTTTGCTCCGCAACAATCTGCGCGGTGCTTACCTGTGTGTTGTACTTTAACTCAAGTTCGTATTGACGAAGTAATCTATCTTGCGCTAACTGATCGCGTCTGAAGTCGTCGTCTCTGATCATTTTCTGGCGCTGTAACTCCAAATCGGCAGCCTTTTTTTGGATGTCTGCCTTAATGGACTCGGCTTGCACCTGAGCCAAAACCTCTTCTGGAGTCGGCTTTTGTGGAGCTTGCGGGGGTTGCCAACCGTCTGGTATGTCGTTGAAGTATTGCGATGCGTCCTTGAATCCAGAGAGTTCGACAACCTTTTTCAAGGTTCTGACGTACATCTGCGGAGTGACGACAACATTGTTCAAACCGTACTGGGCAATGATTGCCTCTTGCTTGGCAAGAATTTGCATCAGGGTTGCGATCTTCTCGTTGGTGTCACCAGTACCTAAGCCAATGTTGACCGCAACATCCATTGAGTTGTCCCAAGCGCGGGGGTCAATCTGCACCCATTGGTTACGCAAGCGGATCATGCGTGGCTTGTCTTGGTGCGTAGTCACAAGGAAAAGAATCGTCTTAAACAATTCCTTCATGCCTTCTGCCATTAAGCGTGCAGTCAACTCAATGCGCCCTTGGCTAGCGCTAATAGTCGCTGCCACGGCTGCGCGGGTAGACGACTGCAATGCGTCAGCGTTCAGACCCATCGCTGCCTTGCTCATTCCTGTGCGAGATTCCTTGATCTCGTCAAGGTACTCAAGGACAGGGAAGGCAGCCTGACCCACAAACGGTGTCGTCATGGCTTGCACCATGTTTGGCGCTCTGGCACGAATGATTGCGCCCGTCTCGTTATTAAGTGCATCGTCAATGTTGACTTGACCCTCAACAATGACGGTACGGGGGTGAATGGACTGCGCCAGAGAGTCCAAGGTGTTACGCATCACCTCGGACTTGATCTCTTGCAAGTCCCTTGTGATGTCAAACATCGACATCGCCTCAAGTGGAGAGGTGTGGGGTTCTGGATCGCAAGGGAATTCAATGAACGGGATATATGACGCTGGCAGGTTACGCACCATCTTGTAGCCAGACCCCATGAAGCACATCTTCCTAAGCTCTGGGATACCGTCACCGTCATAGTCAACCTTCGCGTAGCCCTCGACATAGAGCACACGCATCATCATGGGGTTATTGCTCTCACCGAAATACTGGTTATTAGCCAACGGTGCGCGAGCCAAAGCCTCTTCGTTGTCGTTCAAATCAGACGCGCCAACATAGTCCATCACCTCGTCTTCGTCGTATCCCATGCCAATCAACTCGGCAACGGTTGCCATCTTGCGGTGTCCAATGAACGGTGCATCCTTAAATGACATCGCTTGACGCGAAAGGATCAACTCCTCTGGCGGCAGACACGCAATATGGATGCGCTTGTCAATGACTTTACGCTTGACCTGCACATCGTGGATCATCGCTGGGGGCATGGGTTGACCCGTGAGGGGGTCAATTTGCATCGCGCCTTGCATTGCGTCGTCTGGGTAACTCGCCACAATCTGCACATCTGCATCGCCTTCTTGCATGACGATCTGCAAAGTAGCGTCGTCTAGCCCAGAATACTCCTCAATGCGTACTGACTCTGAGTCCTCTACCCAGCACTTGACAATTCCGCACTTGCGTACCAATGCGTCTTTAAATGTGGCATACGCCACCATAAAACCGTTGTTGTCGTTGCTAAAAACATAGTTGCAGTAGTCAGTGGCTTGCTGTGCGTTGGCAACGTCCTCTGGACCGCGGGGCACAAACTCAACAACATTCTCGCTAGAGAAAAATACCTTCATTAGACTTGGCAACATCGCTGACACCGTGTCGCGCACTTCCATCGCAA